ATGGCAAAGATAATGGTAGAGGAACTGAACTTATCATACCGGGAAAATTAGGATAACACGCCGAATGAATGTGCATGATTATCCAATTAAAGAAAAATTATGCGATAGAATGCGCATAATAATTGATGTTGTTATGCAATTTATTCTCCAGTTGCAGTAATAATTAGAATAAGGGTGTCATGAAAATCAGTCATATAGGAACAAAGAGACAGGATTGTACACTTTTACCATGCAATATTGTACACTCTTGTCATATAAGATTGTACATTCTTGTATAACAAAAGTGTGCAATCTTATAAGTCTTGATTATCAGTCTGTTGCAAGTGCGTGGCCTTGTAAAGTAGATGAAGTGGTGTATGTCTTTCGGTGTCTTTTATTTTAATTCGTTTCCTTTACCTATTCATGAAAGAACAATATACCTCTGGCTATTCTTTCTAATTCTCATATTTATTGATTTGTAAAAAAAATGTTTTATTTTTATTGGTCAATTATAGAACTACTTCCTAAAACCAATAGGATTACGAGGTTTAGATTGTTTCTTCTTGTCTGCCAACTGTGAGAGTGCAAGGTAAACGTTATCGAATTCTTTACGGTTATCCTCAGATAAATCATTAATGGCTTCTAACGTTTCTTCTCCCAGCCTTTCTATCATAGCAAATGCTTTCACTCCTTGATGTTCCAGTTCCTCAATACGATGTTTAAGATACTCTATCTCTTTGGTATTACTTTCATTGGTTAAGACGAATTGCCGAACACTAACAAATGCGCGCATGATATTAATGTTCACCTTTACAGCAATGGGAGATCTTAATACGCTACTTAGCATAGCTACACCTTGTTCTGTAAAAGCAAAAGGAGCATAGGCACTAAAGTTATATTGGGGTGTGCCAGCTTGGAATACCCCACTGGAATACAGACTATTAGCTTCTTCTTTCGTTAATTGAAACATAAAATCTTCCGGAAAACGTTCCATGTTTCGTCTGACAGCACGTTTTAATAAACTCGTTTCTGTACTATACAATTTTGCCAGATCAAAGTCTAACATAACTCTACTTCCTCGTATCTCGTAGATCTTACTTTGAATTACTTGTAGTTCCATTTATTACCACTTATTATTGATTAGAGATTTTTATTCATTCGTTTCAGATATTTACTTTGATCAAGGGTGAGTAAGGATGTTTCAACTTACCGAAATCAACCTTGAACCTCGATTAATTAGTTCCCTTCAGTCATTGGTGGTATATCAAATGAGTTTGTCACGTCATTAAAGTAATAGTATTTTCCTTTTTCGAAAGATAATCCATCAAGATTAATAATAACTTTCTTTTTGTTTTTTCTTGTTACAACAATTTGATCGGATGCTTCAATGTCCTTACTTAGAAATATGTAATAGATTTCATCTTTTTTATTAAGGCTATATGTGCCGAATCCACCATGAAGATATCCGGAGTATTCTATTGATATGGTATTGCTTGCATCAAATATCAGCATGAATGATGAGTGTTTAGCTGTCAATGTTATTGAAGTAGTTTCTTTTGTTATCTTTGGAACAAGAAGTGAGAGTAATTGATAAGAAATAATGAAGATTGTTCATAAGTTTGTGTGGTTTGATTAATATTGTACAAATGTAATAAAAAATACAACAATGTACAAACTTTTATATAAATGTTTGAATAGGTTTCGTTAGGATGTTCCTTAATATTTTTGTGTTTCTTAATTATCAGGTGAGGCAACCACACTAAAAATTTATGAAAATAGAAGTTCATTCAAGTTGTTGTAGGCAGCTCATATGAACTTCTATTAATTGGGTGATGCTATCTATATCTGAGTTGTGGGAAGTATTATTTAATAGATAGTGAATGTTCCATTTCTTTTAGTCTTTCCAAAAAATCAGGATCCGCATAAGCGTTCAAGTAGTTGTAGAACGTTTTTTCTGAAATTAGATGCTTTGGCCAAATGTATCGTCTCAGGATTTCTCTGTTTGATAACCCCGATCGTGCATATGTGTCATATATATTGTTAACATCTCTGACTTTATTAATATAGCTGAAGCCTGTGCATTTCTTTTTCATTTTATGAATATTCTGAAAATTAATAATAGTAGTGTTTGTTTTTAATGCACGATTAGTTGAAACAACTTATTAGATTGTTAACTTGAATGTTTCCATACAATCTTTCACCTTTTCACTTTCATGATTTGTCAGGCTTTCTGTTCGTAGGAATCTACTTCGGTTTTCCAATTGCCATTCAGTTAGTAAACTGGCGATCCTGTCTGCCAGTTCAAATCCATGTAATGCAACTTGTGTGTCGTTTTCTGCGGTATATTCTATTATGTGCAGGCGTAACTGTACTTCACACGTTTGTTTGTTTCCGCAAAGTGTTTTCCAGGTAGCTGGTAGGAATTCAATAAATACAGCTGGTGTTGGAAATGAGGCTTCGTTACCGGATTCGGTAATGGAAGTCTGCCAAAGATCAATGTGTTTCACTACTTTTTTTCCTGTTTCCGAATCGGTTAGTGTCTTTAGACAGTCTGTCATTGTCTCGAAAAGTTTTTTTCTCATAATAATTTATGTTTAAATTGTTTTTAATAATTCACTGTAAAGGTGCCTATTAATCGCTAATAAGAGAAATAACAGTGTAATGGTTACATACTTTTGTGTAACCATTACACTGTTATTTGTTTTTGAAATTTTACCCCGTTATGTTTGCATCATCGAAGCGATACGGACAGTACAGGTAGCCGTTACTGTTTCTGTTCGTTTTAATGATAAAACGGTAAATTATTAACAAATTTAATTTTTTAAATTATGGAAACTGGATATCAACATGGAAGTGATATGCTTGTGGGCATTGTAACCGGCGAAAACACATTCACTCCGCTGGGACACAGTAAAACGTGTACAATTACTAACAGTGCAGAAACAAAGGAACGGGCTGTGAAACCTACTCTTACTGAAAAAGCGACAGCTGACAATCCCGGTATGTGGAAAGAGAAGTCAGTCAGTGGTCTGTCTGTCAGTATTAGTGCCGAAGGTTTTAAGTTTTATGGTGATGAACTGGGGTACGACAAATTGTTTGAGTTGTGGGAAGCAGGCAAAGCTGTGAAAGTGCGCTATGCGCTGCGTGGTGAAGAGGCTACGAAGTATCGTGAAGGAAATTTCATTATCACCAGTCTCGAAGAACAAGATCCGGGTGATGATGATGCCAGCTATACTATTTCAATGGAAAACAGTGGTCAGGTAGAATTGAAACTAATACCTACTGAAAAGTAAATCTTCACGCAGATATGCACAAAGTGAAACTTTACGGAAAAGAGTATCCCAGTCGCATGACTATGGGTGCTATGATTGACTTTAAACGTCAAACCGGCAAGGATGTAAATGACATCGGTGCTGAGCTCGAACTGCTGACTCTATTTATGTTTTGTTGTGTACGTAGTGCTTGTCGTGCCGATGGAATAACATTTGACATGGAGTTTGATCACTTTGCCGATGGCATTAATCTGGAGGACTTTGCACAGTTCCAGGAAAACTTATCGGAAGGTGCTGAAGTCTCAAAAAAAAAGAAGATGAAAGCGTAACAGCAGAGGAACTGTTGGGCATTGCAATGGGGTGCATGGGAATGAGTATGAACGACTTTAGCCGGTGTACCCCATCTGAATTTTCTATAGCTTATAAAGTCTGGCAAGAAAAGGAACAACGATTAGAACGGGAGTCATGGGAACAAACCCGCTTTTTAGCTTGCTGTATGTTGCAACCTCATAGTAAGAGAAAGTTACTTCCTACTGATATTTGTAGGTTTTCATGGGAAAATCAACCACAAGATGAAAAGGAAGAATCTATTAGTACGAAAGATAGGTTTGACGAGATTGCAAAATTATGGAATGGATGAGATATTTATGAATGGCGCTTGTGGTAGTTACCATCGTATTTATCTTCATCGCGAAGACGCTGTTTTAACTCTTCATCTTCTTTCTTTTTCTTTTCATTTTCTCGTTTTTGGGCTTTTTCTATACCGTCTGCAATAGTTTCTTTACGAAAACTATAATTGCAATAACCAATAAATAATACTAGTACGATAATTATAAGAACTTCCATATTATTAAATAATTTATATGACAAAAATATGAATAATAATGCTGAATACCAAATATATCTTACAATAAAAGAGAATATGAAGGATAGTATATCTATATTAGGCGAATTTCAAAAAACATTGAAAAATGTTACTGAAGCAAATCGTTCCTATATTCAAGAGACTATTCAATCCTTTACATCAATGGCAAGTGTAAGTAATATTTTAATTGATACAACAAATGGAATGCTATTTTTCTCAACTAGCGTTGATAACACATCGAATAAGTTGAAACAATTTCGATCTGAAGTTGAAGGACTGAAGGTTAAAATGATTGATTTTGGTGGTGCTATGTCACCATATATTGGATTGATAGCAGGGTATATTCCTTTAATAAATTCGACTATTGCTGTTTTATCTAAATTGACAAAAGTCACTAAACTTACTACTTTAATTCAAGCGGGTTTTAATAATGTTATGACTTTAGGTCAACGTGCTTTATACATCTATCAGATGCAGATGTTGACAGCTCGCTCTGCCATCGCCACCACTACCGGTGCAACGAAAGCCATGAATATTGCCATAGCTGCCAGCCCCTATTTAATAGCTGCTGCCGCTGCTGCAACTCTTGGAATTGCAATATACAAATTAGCATTAGGTAATAGCGAAACAGCAAAAGCACAGAAGCGCTTAGATGAAGCAATGACCGACATGAATAAAGAGGTATCTACGGAGCAGAATTCTTTGGATACACTTTTTGGTAGTTTGTATAAAGCTAAGGAAGGAACAAATGAATGGAAACGGGCGAAAGATAAAATTCAGGAAAAGTATGGAGATTATCTAAGTCAGTTAGGAATAGAGATAACCAATGTAGACACTGCACGTGTAGCCTATAGTAAACTGAGTACAGCTATTCTTGAAACAGCCCGTGCCCGTGCCAGCGAACGTGCTTTATCCTCGGCAGGAGATGCATTGGCTGATAAAGAAGGTCAGAATCTCACAAAAATGCGTCAGGTACTTACGGAAGAATATGGTGAAGAGACTGGTAACCGGGTATTTGAGGGTATAGCTGCCAGTATTCGGAGAGGAGATAAAGAAATTCCGGAACGATGGATGCAATTTGTCCGTAAGTTGAATAAAACAGTTGTACAGAGTTATGGAACCGCCGGCCAGGCTTCTTCTTATGTTGACAATCCGATTACGCCTTATATATATAGTATGCAGTCTGCCCGAAAGGATTATGAAAAAGAAGTGAAACGGATAAATGCGGTTTTAGGCTCTCCGCTTCAAAAACCTGATACGAATACGATAACAGAGAAACCAAAATCAGTCTTCTCTTCAGAGTCGGATACTCCTGCTAAAGGAAGTATTGCAGCTATGAAAAAGGAACTTTCCGAATTGGAAAAAAGTTTGTCAAATACTACAGTTGGTACGGCTTCTATAGATATTCAGTTGAAAATTGATAGCCTGAAAAAACAAATAGCAGGTGCAGAAGACTGGATTGAAAGAGAAACCTTCAAAAAAGAGTATGGTGAGATATCTATTCCGATAGATTTTACACCTGTAGGGGGTAGCATTAGTGGGATGGTAGAGCGCTTACAGAATGATTCCATAAAAGATAATCCGGGAATGAAATCTTCCATGTTGACACAAGAAGGGCTTAAGGATATGAAATTGCCGGAGCCGGAGGTGCCAAATATGGAAAAACCACTTTCCAATATGGAGAGGTGGAATATGGCAGTGGATGAAATGAGAGAGAGAAATGCTAATATGATTGATGGGCTGGGATCTATGGGTACAGCCATGGGAAGTATTGGTGATCTTATTGGAGGGGCAGCCGGGCAATGGCTTGATTGGGGAGCCAATTGTGTTCAAGCGATAGGAGCGGCTATACCACAAATTTTGGCATTATGTACAGTACAAGGGACACAGGTTGCAGCAAATACAGCAGTAGCAGGTACGGGTGCAGCATCGGCTATGGCTAGTATTCCATTTGTTGGACCGATCTTAGCCATTGCCGCTGTTGCTAGTGTTTTGGCTGCATTGGCTTCTATTCCAAAATTTGCGGCAGGCGGTTTAGCTTATGGTCCTACTCTCGGGCTTTTTGGCGAATATTCCGGAGCACAAAATAATCCGGAGGTAGTGGCTCCGCTCAATCGATTGCGTAATATGTTACAACCTGCCGGAGGTATAGGAGGGGAAGTTGAGTTTGTAATAGACGGACGGGTTCTTCGTGGAATATTGAATAAAGTAGATAGGATTAATCAACGTACAAAATAATATGGAAAAATATCTTAGATATAAAGGTGAATTCTTCAGTATAGCTGGTGTTTTATGGCGAGCTGAGATATGGCAGGATGCCGAGGAAAAATATGCAACTATCGGGCGTTTGGATTTTCCGGCAGATGATCCATTGGTAATAGAGTGGGGAGAAACAGACAAATTAGAGCCGGTTCAAAGTAGTAAGGCTACTTTAACTGTTGTAAGCCGGGTAGATAGACAGTATAAAGACCTGTATACTGTTGATACGGGTAGTATCCGCATGGATGTATATCGTGACAATACACTTTATTGGAGTGGAACATTGGATACGGAACTTTATGAAGAACCTTTTTCCTATGAAAAGGAGTATGAGGTTACATTAACATTTAGTGATTTTGCTGTATTAGACCGATTGAAGTTTCAAGAGGACGGATTTCTGACTCTTTTAGAGCTTTTTCAGAAAGCATTACATAATTCTTTTATAAATATCCGGGGTATACAACAATATATTTCTACTTCTCGAGCAGGAGACACTTCATCAGAAACTCTTCTTTCTCATACTTGTATTAACTGTGGTAATTTTTATGATGAAGATGGAGAGCCAATGACATGGAGAACCGTATTGGATGAGACATTGAGGCCATTTGCAATGAGGATGATACAGCGGTCCGGAGATGTGTTTATATATGATTTGAATGCTATACAAGATACCTTTGAACCGGAATTAATACATTGGGAAGGAAAGGATGCTGTGCTTGGAGTAGATGCTGTATATAAAAGTGCGAAGGTATCTTTTAGTCCGTATGATAAGACAGAACTTATGAAGCAAGAAGTCATAACAGAGGGTTTATCTCCTTTTGCTACTGATCTGCTTGTGCGTACGGATTATTCTGTGGGTAGTGATGACCTTATGAATGCTTCGGAAGGTTTCTATATTGATCTCTTTAAATCAACTCCTGCTCCTAAGAATATAACGATCCATAAAAATGCAATGCCTTTCAAAATAAATTCAATCTATTCCAATTTTGAAGGAGAAGGTTTAGCCTGGATTGTAAAGATAAGGGCAAATCAATATGGTTATTATAATACTATAATAGGAAATTCTGTGTTTATGGGTTACGAAAAGCTGATGGAAATAGATAAAAAAATAGCAGTACCTAATATTTTCCAAACTGGAGTCTATGATAAAAGAAATCAGCGCCTATTACGTCTCAGAATGAATATTCTACTTGATGTTCGTTATAATCCATTTGAACAACCAGGTAAGTATAATGAATCAGAAGATTATAATAATATGAAGTATAACATAAGAAGTGTTCATATCCCTTTCAGAATGAAAATTAAGGATGCTTTAGGTCATGTGCTGAAACATTATGTTAATGCAACGTATAGCACTTCTGGTCATGAGTTTTTTTGTTCTAAGAATCCTAGATGGGTAGATGGAGATTATTTGAACACTGATTATTGTTCTTTACTTTCTTATTATGATCAACCTCAGGAGTATAAAACTTTAGGTAAAACAGAATTATATTACTCTGGAGAATGGATGGAAAATAGACAGAGCACATTAGACGTTTCTTACAATTCGTGTAATTTGTATGATGGTATGGGTGCAGGAGAATATATTCCGATCCCTGAAGAAGTACAAGGTGTAATTGAGGTGGAGATAGGTACAGGGATATATCATCGAGAACCGGTTGGCTTTGTGGGTGGAATGAACATAGGGCAATATCCAGTTTTTAACGACTTTGAAAATAGAGTTCGTTGGCTACTTTATCAGACTCCCACTTTAGATGTAGTCAATGGATATGGAAAAGATATTGAAACGAAAGATATAGAGTATTCTTCATGGATTAATGCTTATGCAAAAGAAGAATTGAAAATAGATACTATAGTAGGGAATGTTAGTGAGAAAAACATAACTGGTTTGGGTGTCTTATTACGTAAGGAAGATAATCACCCAATAGTTAAATTTACTCGTGCGGGTATAACAGACTACATAGAAAAATTGCTTATTGGTACTGTTTATAGTCAATATAGCCATAGAATGAATACATTATCTGGAACGATTCGATTACTTGATAAGTTTGCTACCTATACAGATAATAATGAGTCTGGATGTTATTTTCCTGTGAGTGATATACAACATCTTATAATGGATGAAAGTGAAGTAAAACTATTACAAGTGGAATTAGATAATTATGAAGGGATAAATTATGAAAAAACAATATAATGTAATTATTACTACCCGAGAAGCGAAAGCTCGTAGTAAAAGATTACGTGAATCGGGAATTAGTGGAAGTAGTATTAACATTAGTGGTGGTATTCTAATTGATGATATCTCGAATTTGGGTGAAAGACATACACATGAGAACTTGTCTACTTTAAATCGATTGTCTTCTGATGAGAGTAATTATTTACAAATGCGTATTTCTGCTCTTGATGAAGATAGTGGTGTGGTAGTAATTTCTGATGAGAAAGTAAAAGCTGGCTATTCTGATGCTGCTGCTTATTCTGATGAAGCTGCTCATGCTAATAAAGCAGCCTATGCGGATATAGCACATGATTTGGATATAGATAGTCCGGTTAATGAACGATTTTTACGTAAAGATCAGGCAGATAGTACTGATTATTTATTGGAACTTAATGGAGGAGTTATTGTACGTTCATCAAAGACAGCATCGCAATTTCATTCTGTACTATCTGATGGATTAATAGAAGAGGATAGCATGGGTATGTCAGCCAATGTCATCGAAGAGAGTGATGATGATTCACAGCCCCTTTCTGTTGCATTGATAGAAGTTCCGGCAAGTGACGGAGCCACTACGCTTGGCGGGTTACGCAACGTAGACGATACTGCCGATACATTTTCGGATACGGATGATATGCTGGTTCGTAAAGCCGGTACGAAAGAGTGGGCTGTAGAGAGATTGATACGTAGCGGCTGGATTCCCGTTAATACAACTTCCGAAAGAGATGCACTTGATACCTCTTATCTGCTCAAAGGATGCGTGTGCTATGTGTTTAATGAGGATGCACTATATAAGTGGACAGGAACTGCCTGGGAAAAGAAAGAGTTAGGCGGAGGAGGCTCTACCGGGATACAACGTAATGTACGTATTACGAATAACCTTGATAGCAAGAATATCTCGGCAAGTAAAGGGGAACCTTGCCTTTTGAAGTTCACCTTTGTTTCTCAGGAACGCTATGACTCCGGTGAAGCTTATGAAGATACGGGAGAACGTGGAGTGTGCCTGATATCAGTGAAGAGCAGTAATAGTGATGAATATGCAGTGGTCAAACAGCTACCTGTTAATTCTGCAGTTCCAACTACTATTGATGTAGCTGAGTTTTTGACTTCCGGAGTTAATAATGTGATGATTAAAGTGACGGGAACAGTGACGGAGGTTACTACACCGGCATTTGTGTACACCGTTCAGCTCACTTCATTGTCTGTTGATGCCGGTAACTTTAAATGGTGGACAGCTTACACCGGCAACGTGACACTTCCTCTTTATATTGGTGGCAATGTATCTAAAACTCTGTATGTAAATATATCCGGTACAGATTATAATGAGTCTTATGAGGTGGCTTTAGGTACAAGTGTATATGTGGAAACTGCTTACAATTATGCCATTCCTCATCCCGGAAAGACAGGAGTGTTCCGGATATCTGCTTATGTGTCAAATTCTGATGGGAGTATAAAGACAAAGACGGTGTCTTTCAATGTAATTTGTGCTGTTCCGGGCGAACAAGTCAAGTTGGTGGCAGTGAATAATGCATTGGTCAAAGCTATCAACTGGTCCGAGAATACTCTGTTTGAGTATGCCATGTACGATGGTGATAATGTGACTACTTCTGCACAGTTTGTAGTGAAGCAGGATAGCATGTCTGTATTTACCTCAACCGAGGATAATATTGCCTGTTCGACTAAACATACTTTCTCTTTTCCGATGGAAATTGAAACGATGGATAACACAGATTTTGAAATTGTGACTCATATTCTGGATGGGGAAACGGAGCTGGTAAGTCCGATCTCTTTCTCTGTGAACAATTCTTTGGGATATTCTGCTGTGGCAGGTTCGGTGTTTTACATGAATCCGAAGACACGTTCCAACAGGCAGGAAAACTATAAGTCGATCATCAATGAGGTAGATGGTTCCTGTATAACCGGAGTCTGGAAAAATCTGAACTGGGGTAATGATGGTTGGATGACGGATATGGATGGAAATAAAACCCTCCGACTACTTGCAGGATCTATGCTGACAATGGACTACAAACCTTTTGAGGTAGAGTGCGCACGCAAGGGTAAAACCATTGAAGTGGATTACAGGATTGATAATGTGACGGATTATACGGAGCCTGTTATTACGATTTCATCTGCTTCGGGAGATTCCTTTGTGGGGCTTAATATATATGCCGATGAGATTATTATGCATTCTCAGTCACTCAAAAATGAGGATATACAGAGCTTGCATACATTTGAAGGAAAACGTACACGTCTGGCACTGACTATTCTTCCGGATGCATACGGGAACTCCGGATTCAATCTGTGTATTCTCTATGTAAACGGGGTGAAGAATCGTGAGTTTACCTATGAAAGTAATGATTACTTTGCGCATAGTGGCGGTATTGTTATTGGATCTGAATATGCGGATGTGGATATTTATGGAATACGTGTTTACGACTCCGGATTAACCTCACAGGGGGTGATGACCAACTATATCAACTGGCTATCCGATATAAATGAGAAAACGGCCGCCAAAGCAAATAATGATATTTTTGACTCAAATGGTTCGGAGATCGACTTTGAAAATACGAAAGATCAGTTTAATGTAATAGTATATGACAACACGATTCCTTCTATGGCCGACCAGACCTCGCGGGTAGGTACACTGGAGGTATTTTTCTACGATCATCCCGACTGGAATGTGTCAATCAGCAATGTGACAGCCAAAGGACAGGGAACTTCTTCTATGAAGTACTGGATATGGAATACCCGTTATCAGCTCGATAAAGTGAATTCTGTGGTAACACATGCCGATGGGACTACTTCTGCAAAGAAGTGGCAGATGACGCCTTTTCTTCCTGCAGGGCAGAAGTTCACGGCAAAGAAGAATTTTGCTTCCTCTATGCATTCACATAAGATAGGTTCGGTGAATTCTTATGAGGACCTGTATCGGGAAGTGGGCTTGCTGAATGAGGCGATGAAGACAGAGAAATATGCAAATGCACGTGTGGCTGTTTATCAGATTCCATTTGTATGCTTTGAAAAACAGGTAAATGATGAGGGTGAAACGATTTATATATTCAGAGGGTTGTATACTTTCGGACCGGATAAAGGGGATAAATATACGTTTGGATTTGATACGGATCTGTTCCCGGATCTTTTGAGCATTGAAGGATCGGATAACTCTCCATTGTGTACTTTGTTTCGCGTCCCGTGGAATAACAACGTGTTTTACAACGAAGACAAAGAGGCATGGCAGTATAATGGTGCAAATTCATGGAACTTCGGTGAGGGGGAACTGGATAAAATCTCTAAATTCATTCCTGCTTATAATATGGTTTATCAGTGTTCTCCACGTCTGAAACCCTTTAATGGCACATTGGATGAGCTGAATGCCCAAGTGATAACGTACCGCAATGAGCCTTGTGAATTTTGGATAGCCAAAGAAGGGGATGTAAACCTATATAATGTGTACTATTTTGAGTCCTCACAAAATAAATTTATTCCTTCCGATATAGGTAATGGCACGATAAATCTTGTCTCTCAGCTTGTGGATAAAGGGTATGGATTGGGGATTGCCGATTTGGAAAACAAAACGGGCGATGAACTGAATATGCTTTTTGTCAATGCCCGTATTGCTAAGTTCAGGAAAGAAGCTCCGCAGTATTGGGATGTGGAGGATACGTTGTTCTTTATGAATAATGTAGAATTTAATGCAGGTACGGATGAGCGTGCAAAGAATACGTACCCTTACTGTTTTGGAACGGAAATATCGAAGTGGAGATGGCGTGTAGATGATGCGGATACTCGTTTTGATACCACCAACCGGGGATTGCCGGACAAAGAATATAGTGTAGAAACACATGATGTGGACAAAACGGGAGCTTCCATCTGGAACGGTGAGACAAATAACTTCTTTAATCTGATGGAACTGGCTTTTCCGGATGAGAAGATAACAAGTATGCGCAAAATGATGACAGCCATGCAAACACTTGGTGGCTTGAAGAGCGGTAATGACCTGGAGAAGATTTATGCATTTTATCAGAAGTATTTCTTTGACAATGCACAGGAGTATTTCCCGGAGAACGCTTATAATGCGGATGCAAAGTATTGTTATGAGAATGGTAAGCTTGCTTATAATGCAGGAAAATACTCCAATGATACCGATCCTATCACACAGAGCCTTGGCGATCATTATCTGGCAGAACAGAGGTGGATAACCAAGCGCATCTTGTATATGATGTCTAAATATAGTTTTGGGACTTTCAGTGCCGGCGGGACAGATACAATCACTGTTCGTGCTGCCGGAAATACCATAAAGTATGAATTGACTCCGGCTATGGATATGTATCCGGCAATAGCCAATGGTACGTCAATTATCCGGGGGACACGTACGAAGTCCGGTGATGTTTGTGAAATGGAGATAGAACTGTCCGGGTCCGGTGATCAACAGAATGCTATTCAGGGGGCCTCTTATCTGCAGGATATAGGTGACTGGCATAATAAGAATGTACAGGGATCGATGATAATTCAGGGACAGATGTTACGTGATATCCGATTGGGTAGTAAGACAGAACCCATTGTCATATCTATTTCGTCATTGACTATTTCTAATTGCGTATCCTTACAACGGCTGCTATTGTCGAATATATCTACATTGGCCGGTACGCTGAATCTGGCAGCTTGTACACATTTGCAGGAGGTACATGCGGATGGAACATCTCTTGTACAAGTTATTCTTCCTGCAGGTGGTGGTTTGCGTACGGTGGAGTTTAGTGCATACAATCAATATCTGACGCTGGCAAACTATCCTTTGATGACCAATGAAGGTGTGGGAATTGACTTGTGTAAAGGGATTATCACTGACTTCTTTGTGGTCGATTGTCCACGCATTGATCCGATGAGGCTGCTTGTAGATATAATGAATACACAAGATGATCAGGGAGGAGCACATGCTTTGAAGCGCATACGTGCCGTTGGATTTGATGAGAACTATGAGAGTTCGGAGATGTTGGATAAACTGGTACAACTGGCGGATGGCTCCTATTCTGGTTTGAGTAGTGAAGGACTTTCCGGTGAGGACGACTATCCGGTGTTGGACGGTACGTTGAATATCAATGCAAATTGCTATGAAGATTCTATTGAGGCTTTGAGGAATACGTTTAAGAAGCTGGTATTGAATATAACGGGTGAATATTTTATTAGGTTTACTGATCCGTTGTTAGCTCAAATGATGATTTCAAGATATGATACTGACAAAGATGGAGGTATAAGTGCATCAGATGCAAATCAAATCACTCAAATACCAAGTGAATTTTTGAAGGGTAATCAGGAAATCAAATCATTAAAAGGATTTGAAAAATTAACTAACTGTACTTTATATGGTAATATAGCTTTTGAAGGGAGTAGTTTAGAGGATGCTTATTTCCCTCCTAATTTGGTAACTATAAGAAACAGATGTTTCTATAAGAGTAAAATTAAAAAAGCTAACCTGCCCGATTCTGTTACTTACTTAGAAACAGGTGGAGGTAATATGTATATGCCTTTCTATGATTGTTTTGATTTAGAGGAGTTTACTATGAAGGACTTTATATACCATGCTACTGCTAATAAAGGTTTCGTAATGAATGGTGGGTTCAGTGATTGCACTAATTTAAAACGATTCAAAATGAATTCTTTTACACTTACAGCAGACAATCCTGCAAGTTCTAGTGATTGGCCGTTATTAAGCTTTAGTGCATGTGTGTCGTTAGAAGAATGTGACTTTGGTGAGATAAAGGGTATAGTTAATGCATTACCTCAAAATATGTTTAATCTTACCCCGATCTCAGCTTCATTGGTACCGCCCAATATAATTCTAACTAATTATAGGGCTTATGGTAACTGCTCTAATTTAAAGGTAGTTGTATTTGAAGGCAATATTACCAAAATTGGACAGACTATGTTTGAGAATTGTAATAATGTGACAGTTATTTTCAAATCTATGATTCCACCAACAACTATAAATTATGGAGGGTTGTGGTGTGTGGGTGCCATATATGTACCGGATGAAGCTGTAGACGTATATAAGTCTGGTGTTATGTCCGGATCTGCTTCAATTATATATCCTTTATCTACTTACACAGGATATATGCCTACTAAACTATATGAAGTTAATAACTGATTTCTTTAAAATAATAAAAATATTAATTATGGCTATATTATCATCAACCGGAGTATCCGGTTTCCTCTCGTCGGCAAAAGCTACGGGAAAACAAATATTGAATAAGGCGGGAAAGCTAATCCCGGAGTATATAGAAGATTTTGTGTCCGGCTTTGCCGGGCATGGTTGGAAAATCTGGGAACGTGTGTCCGGTATATGGCGAATAGAAACGGATGAGCTGGTAGTTCGAAGGACAATGATTGTGTTTGAAATGCTGATTAGTAAAATACGTTGTATAAAAGGTGCATTAAATATCTCACAGGGTAATGGTAAGATTAAAACAGCGGAATTGAAGGAAGATGGTAATTGGTATATCACAATTGAGGATGAAATGTCATTTGTTGCCCATGATATTATCCGTTGTCAGCATTTTAGTAATATGGCGAAATTCTATTGGGTAGAAATAACTGATATTATTAATGATAACACTACTCTTATTATTCCTGCTACAGAATTTATGGGGTCGCTTGAGTATAAAGATGGAATTGAGTATGTTGGTGGTAGTGGGGAAATGAACATCCCGGAGCCGGGCGATGAAATTATTCAGTTTGGTAATCGAGTAAATAAAGACAGGCAATCTGCTATTTATTTACATGCAGACGAAGGAGGGCAACCTGCTATTGATATCCTCTTTAATATAAACTCGAAAAGCTTTGAGGGTTGCCTTAATATGAGAATGGGAGGAAGCATACCGGGTGAAGGCGATATGAAAGGATTCTATTGTGAGAATGGTATGATAAAAGGAACAGTAAATAAACATGTTGTTTATCAGATCAAGCCGGACGGTTCAGCCATGTTCGGTGATGGCTCTGCACAATTTAACGCTGACAAATCCGGGTACATTGCCGGAGGTACAATTTCTTGGGAATGGGATGAATCGAAGGGGAAGTATGTATGTACAATGCAGGATGTAGTTTTGACCTGGGATAACCTTTCAGATGAAGCGAAAGAGAATTTGAAAGGGGATAAGGGTGAAGATGCTGTTTTTTACTTAATCGAGTTCAATGAGGATGGAAATACGGTTCAATCTATTTCGGCAATAGCAGATGGAGTACCTAAAGGAGAGTCATTAAAAGCTTCCCTTTATAAAATAACTTCTGGGAAGAAAGAATTATGTGGTGCAAGAAGATTTACAATTTCAGCAGGTAGTCAAATTTGGGAAGTAATTCCTCCGATGGGGGGAAGTCCGCTTCATACAATTTCTATTGATTACGGAGATTCATCTATACAGTCTTATACAGTAGCAGCGTATGATGATGTAAATACAGTTATTGCTCTGGCAACCATACATAAAGTTTTAGATGGTCAGCAGGGAGAACAAGGTAATCCTGGCGCTGATGCCAATTTACTTCCATGGATAGAAAAATGGAATGGCTATGCTACCGAATTGGGCGGTGATTATATTGTTACTCCAAAAATGTTTTCTGGCAAGGTTGAGACTGACGAGAATGGAACTCGTTTATTGACAGGTATTGCACAAGGTAAAGATTGTATCACAGCTTCAGATGGGACTACACGTACAGGTATTTTTGCTCTTGTAGATAATGAGCCTGTTTTTGAGTTGGATCCGATTAATAAAAAGTATAAGTTTAAAGGAAAAGTAACAGCCGATTCCGGAGAAATTGGTGGATTCTCTATTACAAATAGTAGTGTTGGCAGCAATAAGAATGGTGATAAAATGGTTCTGACTCGTAATGGATTAACATTCAAAGGGGGGACCAAGAATGTTGGTATTGGTGATACTCTACCGGATTCTACAGGAGCCTCTAATATGGTTGCAGGAGTCTTTGAAACAAAAATAGACACTGGTGATATACAACAAACAGGCTTGTCTACATTGTATGCTAAAACAAGCGGTGGAATGAGAGGGGTTGCTATAAGTGCTGTAACAGATGATCGTGATAAGGATATAGCAATAAGCTTTAAAGGAGGTATAAATACTAATGGTATTGCCAGAAAAGGTGAGAACTACGGAGATTTAGGATTGACTGGAGTTTATACAATCGAAAAAGCCTGGCATGCAGCAGCAAATAGATGGGCAAAGACATCATTTCATTTTGTAGATGGAATATTAGTTAGAGTATATTTTGATACTCCTTATTGAATTCCGTCCAAACTTCACAGTCCAGACAGGTGAAACAGATAATTGTCCCTTGTGAAGGAAAATACAATAAGTAACAAAGATAATATCAATAATTAAATAAAATATGATGGAATGGATAATTAAAGAATTTTGGTTAGTAATATTAGTGTATTGTATGTGTTTTTTACTCGTTTTTCTCGCTATTATCGGAGATCTGATATCTGGTGTGAGAAAGGCTATAAAAGCCGGTAAGGATCGTTTAAGCGTAGGTTATCGCCGGACAATAGATAAGCTATGTAAATATTACAACTCGCTATTTTCGGTAAGTATCGTTGACTGTTTTCTGATGATGATAGTATATGTGTTTCAGACAAAGGGCTGGTTAGCCAGTTTTCCGGTTTTTCCTATTGCTACCGTTTTGATGGGTGGATATCTGGCATTTGTAGAAGTACGAAGCGTTTTTGAAAAACTGGAAGATAAGGAAAAGGCACGGGCCGAGAAAGATTTGTCCGTACTTATTAAAATGCTGGATAAGGAGAATATAGAAAAAGTAGTTACTATTTTAAAGGAAGTGAAGAAATGAATAAAATAGATTCTATCATTATTCACTGTTCGGCCACACGTACCGGACTGGATTTACGTGCAAAAGATATTGACTGTATGCACAGACAAAGAGGGTTCACTCGGATCGGTTATAACTTTGTAATTGATCTTGATGGTACTGTAGA